CAATCCTCCCCCTGTAGGCTTCATTGCCAGTTGTGCCATCAGCAAAGTATATAGAACCAGTAGATGATGTTCCTGTAACAACAGTAATGCCTCCATTCCCGCTGTTGGCTACGACTAAATCATCGGCACCGGCGTCATAACTGCCAGGCGTCTGAGAGCCAATCCCTACGTTGCCTCCGGCAGCAATAGTCAGGCTTGGGTTGTTGTTGGTATAAAACTGCATCATTGTAGATGCGTCTTCGGAGACAATGCCAAACGAACCACCTGGGGCGTTCGCTCGTATGTATCCAACCCGTGTAGCGCCGTTGTAGAAACTCAGATATGGAGCTGTTGCAGTTAAACGAAGTATGTCATCTACGCCAGCAACGTGTAGCGGCGCCCCAGGCCCAGAAACCCCTATGCCTACTCGCTTTTGGTCATCGATACGCAGGGCTTCACCGCCCTTTACTGATAGCGCCAGCGTGTCCGCTGCAGGTGCCCATAGCCCCGTATCGGGGTCACCAACAGGCGTCAGGCCAGGCAGTGCTTCAGTGCCCGCCGACACCTCAACCACATCGCCCGCATTTGTGGGCGACAGAGTAGTGCCCGTGCGGGTCCAGTCATCCGCTGCCGTTGCCGCATCACTGACAGCCTTCAGCTGAGCTGCATCAACCACGCGGCCAGCAGTGCCTGCAGTCACCGCAGCAGCATCAGCCAGCTGCACGATGCCTTTCACCGATGCTGTCGCATCAGGCTGCGTGCCGATCTTCCTGACGGCATTCGCCGAATCTTTCACATACAGCGCAGGATCGCTGGCCTCATAGTTGACCGCGATCTCGCCGTACTCAAGGTCAGCAGGCAGCGGCGCCTTGCCAGCCACAGCAGAGCGCTTGTGTTGAATCTTTGGGGCCATACCTATCCAGGCAAATGTCAGCCCTATGCAGGGCTCCGCCTAGGTTTCCCTTACACAATCACGCCGCCATCAGCCACACCTGTATAGGTGTTGGCCGTGGTGCCATCAGTGATGTTGCCGCCGTCAAGGATCAGATACGCCAGCGTTGCAGGCAGGCCGCGGCCAAACTCACCGCCATCCACATCACGTAACGCAAGCGGTAGGTCAGCGGGATTGCGGAGGGTGATCTTCACCTGCCGCTTTGGGCCCCAGCTTTCAGGCAGCGTGATCTGCTGCAAGGTGGTGCCTGGATAGCGCTTTACAACTCGCGCCGCTGCATCGGTGATTGGTGCCGCGTCATTCCACGCCAGCAACCAGACTTCCCACAGCTCTTCGCATTCCTCGTTTTCGTACTGCAGCACAGGATCTTGAACAGGGTGACGGTTGATCACCACCTCCAGGCCGCTGACCTTGGTTCCTGCTGCCAAGCTTTCGCTATCAGCTCGCACAGACACCGCAGGGGTACTTGCGCCATTGGCAAGCGTGTAGGTCCCCAGCTGATGGCCAAGCAAGGTCTGCAGGTCATCACGCAGATTGCGAACTGGGATCCCCACCGCACCAGCCTTTCTCTAGCTTCCCCGAACAGTGACCAGTTCACCGCTAGCGACATAGCTGAAATGGTTGCTAGGACTGAGTTCTGCCGAATAACTAATCAGCGGTCGATCAACGTCGCGCAGACGCACCATGCCGTTGACGGGGTACGTGCTGACGGCCAGGAGCCCGCGGAAATGCTTGCCCTCTTGTGTTGGCGCCAGCAGTGCGACTTCGCCATCGTCACTGATTAGCGCCCGTAGCTTCGGCGGATGGGTTGCCTTACCAGCAGCCGCCAACACCGATGGCCATACGCCAATCAGCACAGCAGGCAGCTTGCCTTCATGCCGCAGCGCCAGCGCCACTAGTGCAGCTAATGGCGGGAACGCATCGTCCTCGTTGCCGAGCTCACGTCGGAACAGCGTGAAATCTTGCAGGCTGAATGGCTGTGGTGCTTTTTTGCTGTCCCGATTGATGTTGGCCATCAAACTGGTGAGCTGCGCCACTGGCAGCTCCATCAGTGCAGCTTCCTCACGGCGAATCCGCTGCAGCTGTTCCCATGCCTCCAGCACCTCGAACCGCAGTTCCTGATTAAACGTCCGCCGACTGAACTCAGACGGGAACGCACGGATCAGGTCGTAACCAATGGCTCGCCAGTCGGTTTCTTGCTTTTTCCATTCCCCGCGGGCGGCTTTCCCAGCATTTCCTCGTCAGGCCGTGAAGTGGTTGGCTGGTTTTCGGCCGCCTGCTCATCCTGCGCTAGCTGCCAGATGTCGTTGAAGAGAGCGCGAGGCATTTGATCGGTATCTGCAAGGTCCCAGTCACTCATCCCAAGACGGCAGCGAATCAATGCCGTGACCGTTGCGCTCATGTTTTTCTGGCCAGCGGCGGCGTAGACCTTGGCCACCTCTTCAATCTCCTTGGCGTGGCGCAGACGGATCGCATCAGCCTCAGGCTCCAGGCCGCCACCGCTAATTGCCGCCTCAATAACGGCAAAGGCTTCAGTCAGTGAGATTTTTTCGCTTCTGGCGATGGCATCAGCCATCTGCGCACCTTTGACAAAGCTGCTCTGCTCACTGGTAAGCAGCTGGGTGATCACTGCTGATTCCCCCACCGTCAGACCACCCATCACAGGGAACTCCAAGATGCCACTTGCTGCTGTCCCGCACCGCCGAGTGCTATTGACCGCAGGCTTCTGAACAAAGGGGAGTGACTTCACTTAGGTGACTGCTTAAGGATCTTTTGGTTGGCGGTTTTATGCAGGAACGCATAACGCCCCGCCTGTGTCATCACTTTAAGCTGATCGAGAAGTTGCTTCGGTGTCATGTTGCGTACGGGAGAGCGGTAAAGCCTAGTGCCAGCATCTGCTGGCGGCAATATGCCTTATCGTCCCAGTCCCAACAGTAGTAAAGCGTGCCCCCTGAGACTTCCCCGCGCTTGACGACGTAGCGCCGATCAGGCTGAAAGCTACTTTCAGGGATAGCGTCTGACGTGGTTGCAGGCATCGTTCTGGTTACCGAAAATTCGGTGTCGTCACCAGAGCAGAAGGGAACGCAAGGGGCTAGGTATTTGGTCGGCGGCTTGCCGTTTAACTGCAGCCGCATGGCGCTGTAATCCTTGGCATCAGTGCCCGTCAAGGTCAAACTTGCCTGCAGATACGAAAACACTGCTGGCGAGAAGAAGTAGCCCTTATGGTCGTTGTACTGCAGCCAGCCAATGCCAAACTGTTTGGCTAGTACATCGTTGCCATAGGGAATCGTCCCGTAGGTTGCACTGGCTTGCCAGGCACTGTCATCAATGCTCGGCATGTTTCCGTAAACATTAGGCAGCGTAAAGAAATAGCTAGTGCTACCAGGGCCGTAACCGCTGACCTGACCGCCTGCAGATTCCAGCAAGCGGCTGGTTGTGCCATTGACTGACACGGGAGGGCATATGGCCCTGATCAAGGTTTCCAAAGTGCTGGGCACCGTCAGTTGCGTCACAGCCCTTGGCGTCACCAAGAATGCAAAAATCTCATACGCCGCAAAGGTCTGAGTGTTGACGTATTCATAAATGGTTCGGTTGACTTGCCGCATGTCGTACCACGTACCCGTGCCGATACCAGGCGCCATCGCCGCCTCAGTTCGTGCGTTCTCAGTCGTTTGCTCTCTACGCCTGATGCGACGGTAGATGTTATACATTTTCAGCTTGTTATGCACGTAAATAAAGACGCAGTTCTGTCCGCCAGCAGGCACCACAAACTGACGCGACTGATCCGTTGAATACGTGTCATAAAAGGCCGTCCAGGTGTCCACTTCTGACTTGGACGGTGGCGGAGCCGTGCCTTGATACAAAAGCGGCGGTGCGCCAACGCCCGTTGCATACAGACCCGACCAAGCCTGATAGGGGTTAGCAAAACTGCTGTCAACGTAGTGAATGCCGCCGACAGCTTCAACCACCGTGCCGTTGTTACCACTCGCGGGCAGGGTCACATCGTTGATCACCCTCAAGTCAGGGTCACTGATCCCACCCACCTCAGCAACCACCTGGAAATCGGGTGTTCCAACACGCAGCTTGGATGTACGCGCAGCGTAGTTGTCCGAATACATCTCATAGGTCACACCCATCACGGCACCACCAACAGGGGTGCGATTGGCAGCAGGCGACCGCAGAACAGGCAGACGTTTCACCTCACGTCCATTTGGTTCCTGCTCACTGGTCTTCTTCTGACGGCTCAGCTTGCTGCGTTGCCGCTGCTCTGATGCAGCAAGCCGCTGCACCTCACGCTGCTGTCGGTCTTGTTCAAGCAGCCCCGCCTCACCAACCGTGACGTTGATGAACGTTGCCATCAGTCGTCCTGTGCCAGCGTGATCGTGTAGCTCTTGCTTTGACCAGCAGACAGCGTGATCGAGGGGGTTTCAGTCGTGATGCTGTGCAAGTAGAGCTCAGTCCCAATCCGCAGACAGATCGTGTTGTAGTTGAAGCCACCGCCCGTAGCGGTGAATGTGGCATTGATGGTCGGCAGCTCATAGCGTGCGTTGCCAGCGCTGTAAGCGCCTGCAGCAAGGGTGCCAGTCGCAGCGCTGTAGCCACCACCGCTGACTTCCACGGCTTCCCATGCCGCAGCAGTCGATTCAGCAGTCAAGCCACCGCTATTGGCCGCAAGAAACAGCTTGTACGCCTTGCCTTCAAAGACCAGCTTGGCCTGGCGCTCCAGCTCTTTGGTGCTAATGGTCAGCGCAACGGCCATGACGATCAAACGATGGTGAGAACGCCAGTGGTGGGATCAAAATCCACAGCGAAGGATTCGCCAGCAGCCAAGGTGATGCTGCTGCCGTAGTCCCAGAACCCGATCAGCTCCTTGTTAGGAGCGGAATCGTTGTAGAGGACGGCGTAGCGGAACGGGCCGATGCTGCCGCCTGCTGCAGACCATGTGGCAGGGTCGCCCAGGACCAACTTGTAAGTGCCACCAGTCTGAACAGAGCTCGTCACTGCTGCGGCGTTGCCTCCAGTGGTGTAGCCGTTACCAGCGGCAACTTCATTGCTGCCGGCCACGTCAGAGTATTTGGCAGCGGTAGCGCTGTTAGGCGCTGTGTTGGTCAGCATCACCTTCAGGGTGTCGGTCCCCAGGTCGTGCTTCTTCTCAGCCAACGCTTCGACGAAGCTATTGAACTTTTGGAAAGAGGCCATTGCCGACGCACTTTGACCTAGCTTACCCGATCTGTCTGACGACCTTTCGCCACTTGGGCACTATTGGAAAATCTGCGCTGGCGCCAATCGCGTAAGGACGGCCCAACGCATCAAAAGCAACAAGACCTTTGTAAAAAGGACTCCTCGTGTGGCTTTCAGGAGTGCCCGAATCCAGCACAGAAAGCCTGATGGATGTTCCATCATTGGCGCCTGAAACTGCAACGCGCAGAGTTGTCAGCTGCGTGCCCAAGCCATTGCCAGCGCCCATCGTTGACCAAGGCATGATCAATACCTCACAAAGATGCAACCGCCAAGGCAGACCGCTGTTTTCCCCGAGGCAAGCGTTGCAAATCTCCCGAATGCAAAACCAGTCGTGCTGGAGTTTGTGCAGAGCGCGTCTGGGTTTGTGCTACTGACAGCGCTTGTGTATTCAGTGCCTGCTGTAGGCAAAAACCCGGTGACACTATTCATTCGTATTGCCAGCCGATAGGCGGAACCTGCGGTAAGTGACGTCGTATCAGCAACGGCGATTCCGAACGCCCTTTTAGGGGTTGTATGGACGGGCATGTAAAACGAACCGTAATTTGTTCCGTTTAGCGTGCCTGCACCCGCCCAGTCGCCGTTGTTGTCCTTGAAAATGCAAAGGCAACCATTGTTGGTGGCATCGGAATGTCGCCAACCCAGGGCAAAAAACTCTTGCCCATTTGTGGAATCGGTAGCTACCGCGAACTCAGCCGAAACAGATGCAGTGGCGTTCCAGGTCGCGTTCGTTCTGCCGTCTCCAGAGCCCCCAGGCGTTCCATAGCCGCCGTTTGCTGTGTTAAAAGTCCAAGTCTCTTGAACTCCTGCAGTGGCCGCAGTCGCTGAATTGCTATACAGATGCGGATAAAAAGTGCCGCCAGGGTTGGGGCTCGCGCATTCAATCACCCAGCCGACAAAGTTGGCGCTTGTACTATCCGCTGGCCCCTTTTTGATCGTAACCTGCCTAGTCGCATTGCTTGCGTTTGCATTAACCGCAGCGACCCAAGCAACCAGCTTGTCATTGATTTGCAGCGCAGCACCCGTCGGCGTTGTTTTGTCCAGCCAGTTGTAGCCAGTGTTTGTCCAAACTTGATAATCGACGGAAATAGCCATCAGCTGATCTCCTCGTAGTTCACGGTCAGGTCGACACTGGTAGCGGCCGACGCCTTTGCTTGCAGCTCGTCGCCTTCCTCCAAATACACGTATTCGTTCTTGTCAGTGACGATCAGGGTCTTACCCGCGTCGATTGCCCCGCCTTTCAGCAGATAGCTTGTCGTCGCGCCACGGCGCACCGCGATCTCAACCGTCACCGCACCCGCCCCAACATTGGCAGCGCGGATGGTGTTCACCTTCAACACCTTCCCGCTAGACGCTGCATTGCTAAGCACCGAAGCCAGCGTCACCGTCAACGCTGCTGGCGCCGTCTTGCCCGTCACTGTTGTCGGGGCTCGTAAATTTGGTGCGGCCATAGTCGCTCAGCGATACCTCAGGCTAGTTAGTCCGCCCACCACTCAGGGTAGTAGGCCCTCTCGTAGCCATAGGTTTCAGTTGCCCAGGTGCTGAAATAATCGTCCTGCTGGTTCATCGCATCGTGGCCCGTCAGGACAAATACACCAGCCTCTGCCGTAATCCGACGCACCACGCTGAACGTTGCGTCCTGACCTGTCACGAGGAACGTGGTGCCATCCAGTGCCATTCCCTTGCCGTTGAAGCTGCCAGCTGCGTGGCCATCCAACAGAAACGCACCAGCACCCAGCGGTGCAATGCGCTGATACAGCAGCTCTGCAACCCTGAAGCCAACGTTCAGCGCACCGCTTTCGCCCTTCAACACGTAGAAGCCAAGGCGGTCTGCCGCCATGCCCGTGACGTTGAAGGCACCTGCCTGTGCAGCAAATCCGCGAACCTGCTTCCAGTTGGCGTCAGCGCCCGTCAGGTTGAACACCCTGCCGTCAGCTGACAACCTCGCGCTGTACTGCATCTTGGTGCGCGTCACCACCACGCCCAGGTCCTCTGTGCCCAGTGATCCGATCACATAGTTGAAGTCCTGAACCGCTGCAGTCGTACGGGTAATGCCAACGGTTGGGACGGTTTCGTTCCACGGTGGCACCAGGCCAGGCACACTCGTTTCCCCGCCGACCACAGGCGGCAGTGGTGGAAACGTCGTTATGCCAGGCGCTACGGGAACCCACGGCGTTCCACTGCCACCAGCAACGCCCCAATACAGCGCGTCAACGCTGGAGACAATCCCATCCTTTGAAAATGCCCAGTTGATTGCATTGGCCCTGTACTGCACCATCAGCGATCCGTCGCTGAGGTACAGCGGATCAAACGGATGGGCTGGCATCTTGCTTGGCGGCAGCTGCAGGTTTGCCCCATTGCGGTTGCCCAGCAGCAGCCTGTTCTGAATACGCCCATAACGCAGGGCCTTGCCAGAGGCATCGCTATGAATGACCACCCCCGCAGGCGTCAGGTAGTCATCGCTTTGATACGGCATTGAAAACGTCGCAAACCGTTCAGAGCTCGCCGAACCAAGCGCGTAAATCAAACGAGCCTCGGTGTTGGCGCTCTTTTTGCTGTCACCGCCCAAGCGCAGCGCTGACTGGGCGCGGACCTGGCCAGCAGTGTTCCTGGTCCGATCGGTTTGCAGCTGCGTGTCCACTAGGACCAGGGTTTGCGCAACGCGCTTCAGCCACGCCATTGCCTCTGCCGCATTGGCAAACGGCGCCGACTCCTTGATCTGCGCAGCGCCCTGCTGCCCTTGCTGCGTCAGCGCCCAGTTCTGATACGTGGTGGTCGTCGTCTTCTGCGCTTCAATCGGCGGCTCATAGACCTCACCAGGCTTGGACAGCAAGAACGGAGGCCGTCGCCCATAGATCGTTTCGTAAGTTTCGATCACCTCTTCCGTCAGCACCTCATCGGCTGGCGCTGGCACCGCCTCGACGCCGCTGGCCGTGGCGTACACGTAGGTCATGTCGATGCCGCCCATCCATTTGAAGAAGGGCTCATAGGTGCGGCGGATGCGGCGGGTTGTTTCTCCTTTCTGGTCGTACTCGTATTCCTCCTCCGTTCTGACCTGGCCTTCTCTGCCCAGGTCCACCGCGAAGCCACTGCTCAGGAGCTCACTGCAGTAGTTGCTGGCCACAGCGCCAAGTACACAGCGCTCGTGCGTCGTCCGCTTAAGCACTGAATTGGTCAAGTCCGCACCTTCACCACGGAGGGAACTGATGATGCAAACGGTGTCCTGCCACGACTGATCTTTCCCGTATTCCGTCACCGTCTCGCTGTAAGGCGTGAACGTGACGGTCGCTGTCTGCGCACCGCCACTGGGGCTGGTGTAACGGACCTCAAGGGTCTGAAGGCTGCCCACCACCTCGTCTTTTTCCCAGTCGGCCTGCTTAAGGGCTTGCTGGCCAGACGATGAACCGCTTGTGTCGAGGTTGCCGTCCAGCGAAAGGCTGTCGTAACGAACGACCACGGCCTCACCTGGCAGATCACCCACCCCGATCGCGCCAAGGTCAATCAATGACGCGCCATCAACAACTGGCCCGCTGCCACCCTCTGCTGTCAGGTCACGCACCTGCAGCACATCTGCCTCGTCCATGTAGCCGAAATACCCCTCCGACTCCAGCAACTCAGAGATGACGTTGACGTAGCCGCTGCTCAGGTCAAAGCTCTCGCGCAGAAACACATTGGTCAGCGGGTTGCCGCTTGCCGTGATTCCAAGCCTGTCCAGGCACAGCTGCATCACACCTGATGCACGAATTGGGAACGGAACTTTGGCGTCCGCTGGATACTCGGCATAACCGTTCAGGCACTGCTGCTGACGGCCACTGGTGATTGCCGCCTGGCCGTCTACGGTCGGCACTGGCGTCACCGCGCTCTTGTAGGTCAGCAGGCAGCCGAGCTCTACCTTGGTGGTCTTGCGGAACGGATCAGCAAAGCTGCTGAGCACACGCAGCTTCCGCGGCAGCGTCTTGGTTGCTCCGCCTGCGACATAGCTGAATGTGACTGCAGTGCCAACAGCAGGAGCATGAATGCCAAGGAGCTCACAGCTGCCCCTGGTTTTTACGACTCCGCCGCCTTGGATGTAGTCATCGTTGACTGACCCGCTAATCAGCTCACCCAAGCTGCAGGTGACAGTGGCGCGAATATCAATCGTCGCCATCAGTGCGCCTGCCCCAGTGCGATGGACACGGTATAGATGTCGCTACGAGCACCCGCCACAATCTGCGCTTCTGCCGTGGCCGTTGGTGCGCTCACGGGCCACCAGTCGCCGACACTAGGCGCTGTGGCGATGGTGGTTTCGTACCAGCTTTGAATGGCAGCCCAGCCCGCGGCGTCGGTGTCGCCCTCGATCTGCCGCACCCTCGTCGCCGTCAGCGGGCCAGTGATGTAGCTGTGCCCGCCAGCGGTTAACGCCATCGCGGGCGCATCCTGATATGCCTCGGGCGGCCGCAGCAACTGCACCACCGTCGTACCGATTGTCCAGGTGCCGAAGTGATAGCGAGCTTTGCTCAGCAGCTCCTGTTGATGCAGCAGAGCTAAGGACTGCGCAGCATCCACCAGCTCTACCGTTGCCTGCACGAACGCGCCAAGCTGCTCACCCTGCGGCGCCGTGATGAACCAACAGGGCACTGCTGTCCAGCTGATGCCATTGGCCGCCATCGTCACCGCAACGGTTGTGCCGACACTGTTGCTGGTCTTGCTGTCGGGGTCCTGAATGCGCAAGTCGCGCCAAGTGTCATAGACACCCAGCAACGCTTGCCACTCAGCTGCGGTGAGCATTGCGCCAACGCGGCACTTCTTGGCCGTATGCCCCAAGCGCACGTCAACCTCCTCATACCCAAAGGGCTGAGCGGTGTAAGCGTTGCCGCTATAGGTCCAGGTGCCGATTGTGAGCGTCATCAGAATCCCCTGTTCATGGCGGCGACCATCTCGCCATAGCCCGAGACGTTTTGGCCATTGACGTAGACGTTCCAGTCTTTCTTGGCCAAGGACGCCATCTCAGCAGCGGTCTGATCCAGTTTGACGCCGAGGTCGGTGAAGCTCACGCCAAGCTGTTCTTGCGTTTTCGCTACTTGTGCCTGTGCCTTGTCGTAGGCGTCGAAGCTGGCGTTGATGCCCTCCAGCTTGCTTGCCATATCCAGTAGATCTTGGTTCGTCTTGATCCCTGCGTTCACGGCCTGCGCGTCATAACGCCCCGTTGACAACGACTGGTTAAGGCTGTTGCGAGCTTCCTCAAGCACTTTCTGGCGAATTGGCCCGTTCAGCAGATCGAGGTTGCTGCGCAGGCTGCCCTTCAGTGATTCACCAGCACTCTTGAGCTGCTCAGCAGCGTCCTTCGCCGCGGCCTTCATCGCCTCACCTGCAGTGAGCATTGCAGCGTTGAGGTCCGCACCTGCGGCATCTGCTGCCGCCTGCAGCTTTGCCGTTCCAGCTTCATTGCCAGGCTGCGACGATGCCTTATCAGCCTCGGCACGGGCCTTTGCATATTTGGCGCGAGCTATATCAATCGCCAGATTCGCTTCTGCCGCCTGACGCGCTGGGCCGTCGAGCGCGTTCAAGGTTTGAGCGACACGCAGCCGTTCCTTCGCAGGAGCAAGCACCTTCTGCTCCGCGTCTGATCGCGCCGCAGCAATGCCCAGCAGTCGCTGCGCCTCGGCGGCTTCAGCATTGATGTCTGTCTTGCCTTTCGAGCGTGCAGCGGCCAGCTCCTTGGTCTTATCCAGCACTCGCTGAATTGACTGATCGTTGGCAAGAGCTGGGTTTTTAATCCCTTCCGCTTTTAGCGCGTCATACCAAAGTGCTCGAAGCTCCTTGCTGCTTAGCCCAGCTTCACGGCCAATGGCCTTTAACGACTCAGTGGCATTGATCGCTTGATCGCTCAGGATGCCAAGCAGGCCCGCGCCACCCGTGCCGAAGCCGAGCTTATCCGCCTCAAACTTTCGCCCAAGGCCCTCAACAACAACGCCTAGATTTTTTACTTGCTCAATAACCAGTGGCAGCAAGCTCTGGCCAAAGCTGGCCATCAACTCGTCCCATGCGTTTTGCAGCTTTTGAAAGTTCTGCGCAGCAGTTTCAGCACCGCCTGCTCCTGCGGTCATTTCATTAAGGCCCCTGGTCAACGCAGGGAAAAACTGCGATGACGACAGCTGGCCTGTTTCAACCAATTTGATCAGTTCTTGCTGCGTACGGCCCAAGCCTTTGGCAGCTGCCGCGAAAGCGATCGGTAGGCGCTCACCCAGCTGCCCGCGCAGTTCCTCCATCTGCACGGTGCCCTTTGCAGCCACTTGCTGCAGCGCCAGGAAACTCCCACTGATTTGTTCGTTTGACAGGCCAAGAGACTGACCCGCTTTGGCGACAGCTGCGAACAGATCCTTTTGCTGCTGCAACGGGACGCCAGCGCCTGACGCTGCTGCAGTGAAACTGGCAAAAGTCCCTGAGAGGGTCTTGAAGCTAAGGCCAAGCTGATCAGCCAGCCCCTTGGTGAAGCTCAGCGCCTGCCCAGCGCCTTGCTTGCCAAGCGTATTGGTTAACCGCCTACTAATTGTCTCTAGCTGGACTGCCTCATTGATTGCCGTCTTAAACAGTGAGCCAACAGCAGCGGCCCCAGCAATGCCAGCTATCGCCGTTGACAACCCAATCGTTGCCTGATTAGCTCGCTGAAAACCACTTGCGGCTGCAGCGCTAAAGCCTTCTACATCCTTTCTAGCCTTGGCAAGGCCGACTTCAAGGGCTTTGCCGTCGATAGATAGCTCTAGCTGGGCTTCACCAAGAGTCCCCGCCACAGCTCACTTCCCTTGCTGCTCCTAGCTTTCCCCGTCTGGGAAACCTATGAAAAGAGGACTCAGAGGTGGCGTCTGCTCTCGTCGCTCTCAAGAACGCTACGGCCGTTTTTACCGTTGCCGATGCTGGCGTCACCGTTGACCCTGATACAGGCAACGTAGTGGCCCTGACTACCACGCTTACCTATGAGCTATACCTGCGCCGCTCTGGTGCGGCAAACGAACGCGATCAGCCTGGTGTTGATGTTGTTTCCACTGTCTACGAGGGCTATTGCATCAACCCACAGGCCCTAGATCCACGCATCCGTCAGGGCACTGTCGCCAGGCTGACCTTCTCCTCTGACACTGAGGAAGACTGCACCGTGGCCGACCTTCGCTTCAACTACGGCACCACGGGCCTGCTTGGCCAGACCCTGCAGCAGGTGCTCGGTGACAAGGTGCGCTTAGTCAAATACTGGCAGCAGTAATCAGAGCGGTACGCACAGCACCTCGTAGCCCTGACGCTGCAAACGGCGCTTGAGATCACGCGCCTGTTCAGGGTTGCAGTCGATCACAGAGACAAACGCTTCTGGCCGCATAGTGGCCGGCAGCTTGTCGCTGGGCTCGACATAAAGACGGATGCAGCCCACCACAAGCCTCACGCCGGGTAAACCCAGTCTACGCAGGCACAATAGGGGTAGTTCATCTGCCTACCTATGGCTACCAAAAAAGCCGCTACTGCTACCGCCAAGGCGGCGCCAACTGTTAGCCCAGATCCCGATGGCACACAGCCCGCAGGTGGTGCTGGGGATTCTGCCCCGGTGATCGA